TACAGCCAAGTCACATCTAACACCGGCAGCCTGTCTCTAGCCACCAGCGCGATAAACTTATTCGTCGCCATGCGGGACAACGGCAAGTTCATGGCGAGGAAAACTGTGGCGCTGGGGACCAGCGTGACAACATGGGCAGACCTAAAGCCATTTATCGCAGCAGACGAGATAGGCAGCGACTATACCTTCAACGCCACAACCGGAACGCTCACCATTGCCACCGCAGGGCTCTATTCGCTGTCTTATAACGTGGTTGGAGTCAATCAGGCGAGCGGCAGAGCGGGGCTCGAGGCACAGTTGCTATTTGACACTGGCCTGGGGATGGTGCTTCTCCCCCAGACGCTAACGGGGGGATACGCTCGGTTCACCTCGGCCCAGCAATACGCGACTGCCAGCTTGTCTGGCTATTTGTATCGCGCTGCGGTCGGGGATGACTTCAAAATCCAAATCCAATCCACGACCAACATACTGAACTGCACGGGCTTTTTCTCCGCTGAAAGGATTGACGACTAATGGCTAAGGAAATCAGATACTACGGGCGTGCAAGCCAGACGGGCGACACTCTGTCCGTTCAACTCTATGACGCCCTTGGGGCGGTGAGCGGGGCCTCGTTCGCTATGACCGAGGTCGGGTCTACCTTCGTCTGGTGGGCCGACATGACCGGCAAGGCCGCGGGCGAGTACGGCGTGCGAATCCTCGACGGATCGACCGTTGTGTCTCAGGGCTCGATCTCTTGGGATGGCAGCTTTGAGGTGACCAACTACCACCTAGGGCGCATTCTCACCAACACCCGCCGTACCAACGATAGCAACGGGCGCGAGGAGCTGATGGACGAGGATGGCAGCACGGTGCTGATGTACGGGACGATGTGGGAGGATAGCGCGGGCACGGTGGCCTATGACAGTGCCTCGACCGGCGCGAGGCGCAGAAACAAGCTAATCCCATGAGCTTTCTAGTCACTCGCGGCCTCGGCCTCGGAGCCAACAACTTCATCGCGAGTGGCGGACTTGGCATCGGGGTCGCTGCCAGCACGCATACGTTCGACCTTGCCACGCATTGGCCTGCGAACACGGTGATTCTGAACGTGGTGGGGTGGCACGCGATCCCAGACGGCGACCCGGGTGGGAACGGGGGTGATCCGGACTACGGAAGCTGGGACGCGGAGAACTCGCCCGCCTGGCACGCGGCTGACCCCGATAGCTACCCCTACAACCCGTATGTAACCCACAACCCGGGCAAGTGCACATCCTACGCGGGCGAGCAACACCGCGACATAGCCAGCTATTTCCGCCCAGCGGCAGGTATCTACTCAGGGACGGGCCGCGACACCGAGAGCCGCAACCGCAAGAAGCTGATGCTCGAGACGGTGCGAACGGATACCGACCCCCGTTGCCGCGTGACGGTCGTTTCGATCTTCGTCAACTACCTGGGGAGCACGTCATACGCTGGCAAGAACCCGGGGGATTCGGGGTACATCTCCATTGACGATACGCAATATCGCAACCTGATTTCGTTCTACGAGGAGGCTGACGCGCTCGGGATGACGAGCGTGCTGATGCCGCAGTACATGACGAGCGCCCCGTGGCAGACTTGGCATATAGACTTCACGGGAGCATCGCGAGCCACTAGGCTCGCAGCGGTGACAACTGATATCGTCAACTATTTGACAATCGCCAACGGGTACACATCGGCCTTCAGGGTCAACGGGAAGCTGGTCATTGAGTTTTATCCCACCGGTGAGGCTTCAATCACGGTGGCTGAGTTCACGGCCATCATGGACGATGCGCGGACGGCGTTCGGGTCCGACTTCTATACCATCGTCTTCGACAAGACCGGCAACGCTTACGCATGGGCTGACGCCATGCACCCGTGGATTGCTTACACCGAATATACGCAAACCACTGGCGCAACCGAGCGACTGCACGCCGAGGCTTGGCAACTCAGAGCCCACGCCAACATCCTTCTCGCTCAAGCCACCCACACGGGCCGCGTTGCAATTGCCTCGCTATCGCCTGGATTTGACGATTGGGTGAAGGATTGGGGCGCTGGTGTCGAGCGATTGATCCCACGCACAGAGGATACCGTGCTGGGGCAGTTCGACGGCACCGACAGTTCGATAGACTCGTTCTACATCGCAACCTGGGACAGCTATTTTGAGGGCACCACCATCGAGCCACTGGTTACGACCAAGGGCGCAGAGATGGGATGGATCACGGAGGCGCTGGGCAACAGGTTTAGTGAGACGGTGGACGCCGAGAAAACCCAAAGCCTGCTCAACCGCTGGCTTGACTACGGCATCGCTCGAGGCTGCGCCGAAGTGGCGTTCGGGCACGGGCGAGCCCACCACTCTATAGAGCACAAGCGCATCCGCAGCGCAGCAACTAACCGAGGAGCCCTAGCGGGCGGCTCCCGCAGCACCTTTGACCTCTAAGCCATGACACAAACACAAGAGATTGAGACGATTGAGGGCGAGGACATCTTCCTCTTGGCCCGTCCTGAGAGCCCAGCAGGCGTAGTCCTGACACGCAACGAGGCAAGCGCAGGCACGCTGACGGTGTACGAGCAGGGCACCAACGCCGCTGTCTACACCAAGACGCTAGACACCAATACGGCAGACCCGGACGGTGACCCCAGTCAGACCTACTGCATGTTCGACTCACTCCAGACTGATGGATGGTGGGACCAGACGGGCGGCTACACCTTTTGGCAAGTGATCCAATACAGCGCCTACGCCCTAAAAGGGGGCACATCGTACCGAATCGAGGTGAAGCTAACCGTGGGGCACAACGCTGCGGCGTGGCCTAACCTCGACAATTACGGGGATTACCTATTCGTCTGGACTACAACGCCTCAAGCTGTGGGTTCGCTGTAATGGCAAAGCGCCTGAACATGCTGAAGGAGTGGGACAAGATCTGCGCTGGCCCGCTGCCTGGCTCCAAAGAGGAGGTTGGCGTAGCCATGATCCGAACCGCAACACGGGTAGCCTTGGATGACGAGCACGACCAGTATGGCCCGATGGCTCGTTTCCTCATCGACCACATGATGGGCCGAGCTACGCAGAAGGTGGAAGTCAGCGTTCCGCAGGGCATCCAACTCGACATGAGCGGTGCAGCGTTGACGATGATGGGCCTCAAGTCCGTGACGGGCACCTACACCGACGAGGATGGCGAGTCCAACGATCTTACCGTCCGCCCCCACCAGGAGCCGAATGAGTGAAGCGGGGAAGACGATCAAGCTTTCAGCGAGCGGTGCGAAGCTACTGGGAAGCACTCAGACGCAGGTGCTCTGGGAAGGCGGAGTTGGAACGGGTAAGACCTTCCAGCTCTGTATCTTCTTGCGGCTCCTCTGCGAACTCTACCCTGGCATCCGCATCCTTCTCGTTCGCCAGACGCGCATCAGCCTCAACAACTCGGTCCTTGAAACCCTCGAGGAGGAAGTGCTTGGCACCGGCCATCCTGCTTGCACTCCTCTCCGTGCCCGAAACTCCCGTCCTAGCTACACCTGGCCCGAGTCAAAGCGAGTGGTTGAAGATGTCGATGGCCTGCGAACCTACGAGGGCAGATCCCGCATCGACCTTGGAGGCATGGACAGTCCAGAGCGATTCATGTCCACGCAGTACGATGTCATCGCGTTCGTCGAGGCCACCGAGGGGTTCCGCAAAGCCTGGGGCCAACTCTCCACTAGAACACGCCGATACCACGTCAGGCGGTTCGGTCGCCCGTGGTCGATGCAGATTGCTGACTGCAACCCCGCGGGTGGTCGCCATTGGCTCAACCTTCTGGCAAACGAGCCCCTCGCGCTCAGTCCCGATGTCATGGCGAAGATGGGAGTCACCGCGGACGATCTGGTCGGCGTCACTGCCATGCATCGCATCCGAACCAAGATCAGGGACAACCCTAAGTTCTGGGACGATGAAGAGGAGACTTGGACCGACCAGGGTGCCGAGTACATGGCGATCCTCGCCCGCCTTCCCCCCGACGAGCAGGCTAGACTCATTGATGGCCTATGGGTTGACCGATCAGGGCAAGTCTACCCCACGTTTGAGCACGACAAGCACGTTGTCAATGGCAGGCTCACAAGGCGCAAGGAAGGTCATCACAAGTGGTGGCTGGTCCCTATCGGCAAAGCGATGTTCGGAACCGAGAAGTTGCTGCCCCTCGACTTTGAAGAGCGGCCCGTTTCCTACTTCGTCATCGGTGCCGATTGGGGTTTCCTCCCCGACCCCGGCGTTGTGCGACTCTATGCGATTGACGATGGGGCTCGAGCCTTCATGGTCAAGGAGTGGTACAGGACCGAGAAGGCGTTGCAGTGGTGGGCCGAGCTTATCGTCAAGTTGCAAAACGACTATGACGTTAGGGCAATCGTTACCGATGGGCCAAAGGAGCGCAGCGTGACGCTAAACCAGATGCTCGGCGGCAAGCTGAACGACCGTGGGCACCCTATCGCCCAGGTCGCCAAGAAAGGTCCAGGCTCCATCCTCGCGGGTGTTGAGATGGTCCGCTTCGCACTCGAGGACGATTCATCGGGAGAGCCGCGGCTTCGGTACTTTGCCGGTGCCTTGCAGCATGAGCCCGACGAGTACCTTCTCAAGCACCACGCCCCCACCGATGGGGTGAAGGAGTTCGACGGGTACGTCTACCACGAGAGGCGCGAAGATGACGGCCCGAATAAGACGTTGCCACGAGACAAAGACAACCACGGGATGGACGTTGATCGCTATGTGATGTCTTACCTGTTCAGCAACAAACACCTAGCGGTCCCAGAGCCCAAGAAGGCTGTAACGCCGCTGATGATAGATATTGCCAGCGACCTTGAAGAACTAGCCGCCGAACAGCGGCAACGCTCCAGGAGGAGCCCCAGACGATGAAACCATTCCACGAAACGAGCGAGCTACGCTGGAAAGCAATGCAGCGCGACATCTCCAAGGATAGCGGTGGCCGCACCCGCTTGGAGGAGATCCAGTTCAGCCTCGATGGTCGCGACAATGCGCCGACGAATAGCTGCTGGGAGTACCTGACCATCATGCTCCCCCAGCTCGTCTGGACAAACCCGAGCCTGAGCGTTGAGAGCCGCGTCCCTGGCATGGCTCAGTACGATGCTCTCGGCCTGCGGTACGCCCTCGAGTCCCTCATGGAGACGCAGCGGTGGAACGTGATCTGGGAGCAGGTCTTCACCGATGCGCTCGCATGGCGAGGTGTGACGATGGTTACGTCCGAGGACTGTGCAGCCCCCCGCTACATGGACGGGCTCAACCTGATTGATTGGGAGGGCAAGCGGCGTCCGGTAGAGGCTGGCGAGATGCTCGTGTCTCCCCGGCTCGTCTACATCCACCCCTCAGACTTCTTCATCGACTCGGACGTTCGGACCACGGACGCTGCGAGGCGCATGGGCCACAAGTGGAAGGACTCCCGCAACCGCTTGAAGCGCGTGGCGACAGAGGATGACAGCTACAACCTGGAGGCTCTCCGGTCGTTCTCAGGCTCATCCACCACCACGGACGATGACCTCATCACAGTCCACCAGATGTATGTCCCCAACTACATCGACCCCGACGCGCTTGGCTCCTATGACGGGGACGAGAAGCCGGGGGATGATGACTTGCACTTCGGCACGCTCTACACGATGGTCGAGAACTCCGGTGGCGGAACAGACCTCCGCAAGCCTCGCGTGTACCGCGGTCCTGCAATGGGTCCGTATCAGGTCTACGAATGCGTCCCCGAGCCTGGTCGCAGATCCCGCAAAGCACCACTCGCCGCCTCTTGGCCGCAGATCGACCGAGATGCCCGCTTTGGCGAGGCACTCATCAAGTCCTGCGAGAGCTACAAGAGGAACGTGCTCGCCACTGAAGAGGTGGCCGACGCGCTCTACAACGATGAGATGGACGGCATTGTGAAGGTGGGCCTCGGTGGGGAACTCCTACAGATGGCAGTCAAGGAAATCGAGATCGGTGGCCCAAGTGGGCAGATGGTCAACGCCTACGGTTTGAGCCGCGAAGCTGTTGACAAGACGCTAGGCATGTCGGACACGCAGCGAGGCGTAGCCACCAAGGGCACCACGGCGACCGCTGAGAGCATCGCAGACAAGTCAACAGGTGTGAAGACGGCACTGCTCCGCAACTCGTTACAACGCGCAGCAGAGCGCCAGATATACGTTGCTGCTTGGCAGATCATGCACTCGCCTGACTTCATCATCGCCCTACCTGATGCTGCGAGGCAGAGCGGGCTCGAGATGATGCGAGACGCTGGCCTTCCCATCGGTGACGAACTCCTGAAGCCGCAGGACGGCGAGGTGGTGATCTTTACAGGTGGCGACTCGTTGAAGACCGGACCCCGCAATGCCTTTGACGGCCTGATGGTACGCATCGAGGCTATGTCAATGGAGCGGACATCTGAGGCTCTCCAGCAGAAGCGCGTGTTTGAGTCTGTCGAGATGATCGGCAAGCTCCTGGAGATGCAGCAGATGTTCCCTGACTTCGACGCCAAGGGCGCAGCGGACGATATTAGCGGGAAGCTGAACATGCCAGGGCTGGGCAAGCACATGCCTGGTACGGATGCCGTGGCACAACAGATGGCTATGCAGCAGCAAGCAGCCATGCAACCCGCAGCCGGTGGTCCTGTTGGCCCTCAAGCTGGGGCAATGGCCGCGGGCGGGGCACTATGAGTTGGGTGTGGATCGAGACTGACTCGGGATCTCAGCTCGTAGAGCAGAAGGTCATCGAGGACTCAAAGCCTCACCCCGCCCAATCCCAGCACTACGATGTGCCCCAGGTGGCTCAGATATCAAAGGGTGTGGCTCACATCTCTAGGTCGCTTCCCAAGTGGACTAAGGGCGCATCGAACTACACGAAAAAGGGCGAACCCATCATCGAAGGTCTGCGCGACATCGCCAGCATCGAGAGGGCAAACCCGCAGTTAGAGTACAACCGGGACATATTTGAGGAGGTAGACGCCTCCGCCTCGGCTGGTGACCCAGAGTATTTCAATAAGTCCAAGAAGGAGCGGACAAAAGGATGATTGACCAAGAGGAAACAGAAGTAAAAGGGGAGTTCCATGACGCATTTGACCGTGCCTGGGACAAGAACGCCGAGGCTATGGGGAGTTCAGAAGCGGTAAACGTGGACGAAGTTCCTTCAAATAACCCTCAACTTCCTATTGCAGAAGAGGGCGCGAACTCCCAAGATGTAGGTTCAGGGGACAACCCCGACGCTAGTGTTGACAGCATGACGGTCCTAGAGGCCATTGCCGAAACCAAGCGCGTCGGCCTCCCGCCCGAGAGTCTCAAGGGGAAATCCGAGGCCGAGATCATCTCGATGGGGCAGGAGGCGAGCACTATTCGCCGTCAGTCCGACCGGGATCATCTCGAGAGGCAGAAACGCGAACGCGAAGCATCGGCCCAGCCAGCTTCCGACTCGACCCCTGAAACGACTACTGCACCCGATGGCGACGGTGTGGGTAGCGATGATGGGACCACCGAGGGGGAAGTAGACTACACCGCCGTTGTAGAAGAGTTAGGCGAGGAAGCCGCCCGTCCTATCATTGAGGCTTTGCAGAGGGGTGCGTCTGAAAATGAGGCACTACGGAAGCAGCTTGAGCAGCGAGAGTCGGAACGCCAACTGGCCCCGCTGCGTAAGCAAGCCGATGCGGTAATGGACGGTTTGGCGCAAACGCGCCCTGATCTTTCCAAACCTGAGTCTCGTGCCAAGCTTGAGCAGATGGCAACGGAGATCACTCGGATAAACGCCGACAAGTACGCCGCGATGAAAGTCGAGGATCGTATCGAGGCTGCGCTGAGTGATGCCGCATCTCTCATTTACGGGGGCGAGACATCGACGAAACGACGAGTAGCCGAAGCACCGGGGTCAAACTCCAACGCTGTTCCGCTTCCCGAACCCACGACCAAGCGCGAGATGTTCGATGCTGGGTTTGATCGGGCATGGAGCACCAACATGGGCCGCAGGTCTTAGCGCCCTCTTCGTTTCACCTAACTCTACTCTTTCAAATACGGAGATATTATCATGGCTGGTCTTACAGACCTTTTCGCGGACACAGTTCGCGAGACGAGCGAAACTGCGCTCGGGGGCAAGAACGGGTATCGAAACCTTGTTCAGCAAGCCCATTACACCAGTAACTTCCTGGTCGGCGGCAAAACCGACGAGGAGATGCTTCACACGGGTCAAACGATCCGAGACACCCTCTACCTGAAGTCAGAGAACGTCGGTAAACGCTTCGGCGGTGCCGGTCTTCGCTTTGACTACGACAACAAGCAAGTCGGAACCAAGGTCACCACTCAGATGTCTTTCTATGCGACTTACCTCGCATGGGATGAGGTCGAGCTTGACTTGAACGCCGACAGCTCAATGGGCAAGGAGTACATCCGAGCCAAGTTCAACGACATCCTGAAAGGGAAGTATCAGAACCTAACGCAAACTCAAGCTGACCAGTTTGAGGGCGAGATGTGGGCAGTGGCTAACCAAGCCGACATGCGTACTAACTTCGCCGCTCCTATGTCAATCCCTTACTACCTGACTGAGCAGACCACTGGTTTCCCGATTCAGGGTGGCGGGGCTGCAAGCATGACGGACGTTTTGGGTCTTTCACCCACGACCTACGACAAGTGGAAGAACCAGACCGTCACTTACGATGCGTATGGTGGCGACGCAGATGACGGCAATGACCTCATCGGTTCCCTGATCTACGCCGCTCAGATTTCACACTTTGAGCCGCTCCCCTTCAACCCCGAGTACGGGGTGATGGAGTCGGTTCCTAACGTGGTTTTCTGTTCGGACACCGGCCTCCGGGTGGTCACTGCCGCGCTTCGTGCGGGACAGGACACCTGGGGTCAACGCGAGCTGACTCACATGGGCGTTACGCTAGACAACATGGTCTTCCGTAACATCACGGCTCTAAACACTGCCGCCCTCTACAGTGCTAACGCTGTCACAAGTGACGCGGCTACCGTTGCATATGCAGAGAGCGCCGCTAGTGGCATCCACGCAGACGGCCCGCGCTACTACGGTGTGAGCAAGAAGGCGATGAACCCGATGTTCATGCGCGACCGCTACATGAAGGCTGGTGATGTCACCGACCTTACCGCCGTTGGCAAGCCCAACGAATTCGTTCAGGTCTTCAAGACCTACAACCAGCTAGTCTGCACAGATCGCAGCAAGTGCTTCGTTGTTTCACCCGCTGCAGCACTCTAGGAGGCATTGATATGGGACTTATTTTTGACAGACTGCCAGGTAACTCTGGCGTACTCCCGCGTGAGGTCACTTGTGACTTGATCGTGGGCAGCGGTGGAGTCACCGCTGGACTCGTCTACACGTTAGACATGACAACAGCATTGGACGCAACGTATGGTGTAGCCACTACGTCTGGAGCCATCGCGGCCTCCACGACCATTGGAAACATCTATGTGGTTGCCACTGAAACTGCCGATGCTGCGGCTACGGCAAGGTTCGTCCTTCAGGGGTGGGTTTCCATCACTGGGGCGGGGGCGCTAAGTGGCAAGCAAGCCTGCTCCGTTGACTCCGCTGGCAAGTTGATTGCTGCGGCCACGGAGTCGCATGTCCTGGCTATCTCAGGCCAGGGAACGGCTGCTGCTGGCACTAAAGTCTGGTTCGACGGAACCGGCGGATTCTCCCGCAAGACCTAGGCTTTTGACCTAACCCGATCCCCTTGGCGGTACTCCTCACCGCCTTGGGGGTCACTTTCCCTTCTATTCGAGTATGGTTTTACTAGCACGGCAGGCTCTAGCCCACATCGAACACGCCCTTGGTGGACCTATGTCCTCAACGGTAACGGGGCTCACCGCTCTCAACCAGGCGGGCGAAGCTATGGAGTCTGCTCGAGATTGGGTCTACATGGCCCGAAGCACGGGTGCCATAGGCTTTCGAGCAGCAGTCACGGGAACAGGCGCAGCGGTCGATACGGGGGCGAAGACGGTATTCCTTGCCGATGCGTTTGCGTCCTACACGGTTGTCCCTGGGGACACCGTACAGCTAACGGACTCTTCCGGTGTGGTGACCGAGCACAAGATCCTACTCCGCGACGATCAAGACACGCTCACCTTGATGACGGTCCCCGCAGGTTCCCCCACCGTCAGCTTCACGGTACGCATGGGGCGCATTCAGTTGCCGAGCGACTTCGGCACAATCATCAAGGTCTTCGGCACAGACGGGTTCACACGAACCGCGTTTTCGGGGACCACCACCGAGCTGATGCGGATTGATTCGCTCGCCTTGGTACAGAACAACTTCGTGACAGGGTACGCCCTGGAGTGGAACGTCCTTGCGGAGAAGTCCACCCCCGTCCCAACGCTCAAGATTTGGCCCCAGCCTACGGTCGTGGATAACCTTGCGCTGTCGGCCACCTACTACCGGTTGTGGCCCGAGCTAACCTCGGACGCGGACATCATTAGCATCCCCCCCTACATGGAGACTTTGTATCTCCAGTACGTCCGAGCCTTTGCGCTTGGGTACGAAGGCGGGGTAGACCTTGGAGCAGCCGTCGCGCAAGTGCAGGCACTCCCCATCTTTATCGACGCCGCAAGGCGCGACACCGCGGGCCAGAGCGATCTCGGCCCAACTCCCAAGGCGGCGATCCGAAAGGGCTCCAGGGCTCACGGGTACGACCCACTAGGCACGGGGCTCGATGAGCGCCTTTTCCAGGACTAATCATGGCAACAAATAACAGCAATCGCGGCGTAAAGAGTACGACCCCCCCCCGTGGGCAGGCCCCCTTTAGGGGTTTCGCACTAACCGAGGTTGGCGACCTAAGTTACCCCCTTGACGGGTACGGCGACCTAACCACGGTTGCCGGGTCCGCAATCTGGGGGGATCTGGTGGCGGGCACTTTCGAGGTGGTGGTCGAGTCCATCTACCTGCCAAGTGGCACCACATCAATCGGGATTACGGAACTCGGTGGGAACGACGAAGCGGTGGCGATGTTGAGTAACTCCGCTGACAATGACTGGTACGAGAACGTAAACGTAGTGTTCCGCGACGGGTTCAAGTTCACCACTGCCAATGGTGGCGCCCTTCTTACTTTCCGCATCGTCAAATACTACGAGTAAGCGTGCAGCCCGTCACAGGTAACTACTCAATGCACATCCCCGCAGGCACGGCGAGTGGGACATACCATCCACTTGACGGCAAGGGGGCGATTGTGGCTACATCGGCTACGCCAGGTGACCCAACCGTGGAGAACTTCTCTACGGCCCGCACCACCACGCTCATTACCTCGATTCATGTCCCCGCCACAAGCGCCGCCCCATCACTCGCACTGTACCACGCAGATGGGCAACGGGCGATGCTGTGCAGTTTGGACTCTAGTGAGCCAGGTAAGGGCTTTTGGGAGTTCCCCGGTGGCGGTTTACTGCTGACCGGAGAGTGGTATGTGCAGCTTGTTGACGCCGCGGGTGCGGACGATTGGACAATCCTTTTCCAGGTAGAATAATGACTCCCGACATGGACTTCCCATTCCCGCAGCGCGGGCTGAGTGATGACCAATCCTTCACGGACCAAGGTGGAGAGACTACCAGGGACGCAAGGAACATGCGGAGCGTTGACCCCACGACGGGTCGAAAGCGCGGGGCGCAGCGAGCTGGACTGTCCAAGCACCACAACTCACAGGTAGCGGGCACTCCCCTTCGCGCTGTCCGCTCGGTTGTATACGACAACAAGACGGTGAAGTACACCGAGCTGGAGGGGGAGTTTGACGATGCTGGGTTTGCCCTTCTCGAGCAGGAATGGTCCGAGAACGCTGGCTCCAATGAATCTTCCCGCAACGTAGTAACCGATAACGCAGGGTCGAGCTACTGGTTGTCGGGTAGGACGATTGAAAAGCGAAACGGGACCACGGGGGTTATGTTGTGGACGTACACCCTGCCCGTAGAAGACAAGACATTCATACTCGGTCCTCTTGCTATTGGGCCTGATCTGGCCCTCCATGTTGGCGTGGAGAGCGGCCCAGGGAAATCAGAAGGGGCAGCGGTCTATCGGATTCGGCAGGCTCCGGTTGCTAATAGCATCGACACCGAGCCCATGCTGGATTGGGAGTGGCAGACAGATACATGGGTCAGGGAACTTCGGATGTACGAGGGGTCGCTCAAGGTTTTGGAGCAGAGCGACGAGAACGCCAAGTGTTGGGTTTCCACGCTCACCAACCTCTCAGGCGGAGTCCCTATAGAGGCATCGAGGGCGGTAGTCCCGTACCCTGCAACGTGCATGATTATTCGGCCTGATGGGTCATCCATTACTGGGCACCCGTATCTAGCCACCAGGGACTCCCTCCCCCTGCAACCGGGAGTGGGGATACCCCTAGAGGAGTGGACGATTGATGACCTCGAAAACTCGACTGAGCGGGTCTGGTGCGACCTCCGGGCCGAGGACATCACGGGCCTAGAGGATGGGGACCAGGTGGAACTCTGGGCTGACCGCTCCGGTAATGGCCGGGATATGTATGGGTTCACCTACGGGCCGGGGGGTGGGCTCACTAGCGGCTACCCTGTAACTCCTCCAAGCTACAGAAGTGTCGGGAGCACGGGGAAGCCCTCCATTTACTTCGACGGTTCAGAGGCGATGAGGTCCGCGAAGGGGGGCGGGACCGAGGCCAACAAGGGCTCATGCAAGACGATGATTCCAAACCACGGGGATGGCGCGTATTGCCTTTTTGTTGTCTGCCGACCCTCAACTGCCAAAGAAACAGATGAGGACACTACGGCAAATGGGCTCATCGACGAGAGGCGGTGGCTCTTTGACCAACTACACCGCACCGGCTTCGCAGGGAAGTCCTATCCGCAAGGGCAAGGGCACGCTTATGATGGCGGCTCCTACAATGAGGATTTCCGAAACTCGATTTTCATAAACTCTGGGTGTCTTGGTGACGGCCATGCAACCGCGACGGTCGCAGTCAACCCCGTGTTCCCATCCATTCTTACGGGGGACTCCATCTCGATCCCAGACAATCTCTCTAGCAGTGGGATCACCACGATATTCGCGAGCAACTCGACCCTCGGCGGGACCGCTACCAGCGTCGTTCACACTGCCGGTGATAACGAAGACTTTTTGGCTAAGTTTGTTGCCGCGGTCAATACCGCTACGGCTTCTACCTGGAACATAGCGGCAACGCTGGATTCATCCGGTGTGCATGCTACGGTTCGCCACGAAGTGGCCGGTGCGACAGGGAATGGAGTCGTGGTCGTTACGGTGGCAAACCCTGAAGCCCTACGGGCTACCGCCTTGACGGGCGGGGGAAGCGTGCCCGTTAGCTATTTGTATACTTGGAGCACAATGGGAAGCTATGCAGCGGGGCGCTCAAGACCAGGCTACGCTCGACCCATAACTGCGGCCTCGGGGTGGCTTGGAAGTGTTTCATGGGCTCAAGCCGTGACGGGGGCTAATGATGCAGGGATAGCCTACTCTCGCGCCAAGGGTGCGGGCCATGGTGGGTGGCCGCTGGAGGGCATGTTTGATGATGTAACCTCGGACAGTCCCGGTGAGGGGTTGTGCGTATTTACATTTATGAACTGTGGCGGGCTTACGGAGACTACGGAGGTGACGGGCGACCTGGTGAACAATGCCACACTTACCACCACGGGCTCTCCATTTTTCAGCATCCCAATCGGCGCCACGGGGAAGGTCTACTCTGGGAATGGGCTCCTAAGCGACACGTTCGCTGTGGTTGGAGACAATCTGATCTCGGTCGGGACGGCGAACATCCCCACCGGGACGGGCACCTACTACGTTGTTTACAATGACCGAAACCTGATGGCCCGTAGCCTCTGGAGGGTCAATGGTCGGCCCATCGACAGGTGGGAGGCGATCCCGATGAGCTACACAGGCACTTATGCCACCGCAGGCCACGCGCTAGACGTGCCCCTCTACAACCTAAGCCTCGAGGCGTATGAAACATACCTTGGCATTGGCCGGGCCGTTCACGATAAGGGGCCTAATGGCGGCAAGGCCCGTCCGTTCATGGGTGAGATCATGCAAGTCCTTACCGTGGGAAGGAGGAAGACTAACGCGGACGGCCCAGTGCTGGAGGGTGTTAGGCACCACACCGCGCCCGTAGTCCTGACAGCTCCACGCTATGCGGCAAACAGCAACACCCGCACGGATGTGTCGAACAACGTGGACGCCACCTTCTCGGCTGTGACCTCGAACGTGGCCTCGACGGAGGTGGAGAAAATCGAGGGCTGGCTTATGGCTCGCCACGGGATCTCCGACAGGCTCGCCAGTACGGGCTTTACTCACCCACACTATAAGAATGGGTACAAGCACGTCATAGGGGCCTACGACATCCCGCTTACCGATGCTGTGCCCAACACCTATCAGTCGTGGCCCCCTCGGGTGCGAGCCCCCGGAGCAATGATCGCAAAGCACGATCAGTATGGAAACATGCTGTGGTGCCTCCTGTCAGAGACGCCATACGATACCGTCACCTTCGGTGACCTTATGGTAAGGGACATCAACGGGGAGGCTGGCGTCATTGGTTTGACAAAAGCTCGCCCAACGGCGGGGTTGGCCCAGGGCGAAGGCAACCGCGTTTACTTTGCCGGTCCCGGCGAGGCCGATGGGCAATATTCAATGGGTCACTTAGAGGACTCCATCGACCCAGGAGATCCAGGGATTATCGGCACAGGATGGGGACGCCTCTCTGGCGATCCCGTAGACAATGACCTCAAACTGGCGCTCGCCTCAGACACCCCCATCCGCATTCAAGCCGACGAGTTCAACAATCTCCACGTTCCATGCCCACCGGGGACCATTGACCCGATAACGGGCGTTGAGGTCGTGGACGCAATGCGCCTCTTCGGACCCGATGGTGCGCCCCTCTTTAGACTTACAGCTCGCCCGAGCGGGAGCACTTCATATCAGAACTGCTACGCTATTGGCTTGCCACCCGTAAACCCCGACTACCACATATAAGTTATGCCAACCGATGACATCACACTCCCCGGAACAGGGGAAATCGTAGCTACCGACCTCGTGGCCGCCAAGCAATACCAGTACGTCAAGATGGCCTATGGTAAGAACGGATTCGCCACGTTGGTCAGCTCCGCGAACCCCGTCCCCGTACAGGAGTATGGGACCGCGGGTATCTGGGCCGTCTTTGAGGACACCAGTTTTGTCACGGGTGCTTCCCCGGCTACACTGGACATCAATGCGGCTCTAGGGAGGAACGCGGTGTACGTCTCCATTATCAATGACGGGGCAGCAGACGGAAGCGACCCCTTCACGGTAACAATGTCCTCTGACGGCTCTGCGACGTCCGCAGCGAGAACAATAAAGAGTGGCGAAACACTCACCCTAACGGGCCTCTCTGTGGACACACTCACTATTATCTGGTCTACAGACTCAGCCTACCGCGTTCTAGCTTACTAGGTCTGCCTGAATGACCCTCCTCCTCCTCTTCAACGCCGCAGCGGTTCCTTCGGGTGTTGTGGTCCCGACCGGCGACTTCCCGACCTCAAAGGTGAAGCGCCCAGAGTTTGCGTATCTAGCCTTAGAGAGCCTCAACAACGAGGCGGTGGAATTGAACGCCAACAGTGCAGCGAAGTGGAGGTTGGCAGCTACGTCCGTAGCCCCGGATTCTCATGGTCGCCTTCGGCGTATTATCGCCTTGTCGGGGGGCGTGCTGTACGCGCAGGGGGCCTCAGATTGGGAGGGGTTCGACGGTCCTCTCGACGCAAAGCTAGATGCCGACGCGAACTACTACTGGATGGAGCTACTCAGTCAGAAGGTGTACATGGGCGACGGGTTGAAGTACATGGTGTACTCCCCGAAGACGAACGAGCTTACGAAACTCATTGCCGCTGGATCTGGCGAGATACCCGAGAAGTGCGCTATCGCGGCGGTGTACCGAGGTCGCCTAGTCTTGGCCCGCTCCGCGGAGCAACCCACAAACTGGTATATGAGCGCGGTGGATCAGCCGACCAACTTCGACTTCTTCCCACCCACGATCACATCGGATCAGGCCGTGTTCGGAAACAACGCCCCCGCTGGACTGTGCCCTGACATCGTGAACGCTCTGATCCCATACAGCGATGACTACCTCATCTTCGGGTGCGACCAGAGCATCTGGCGCATGACCGGCGACCCGATGGAAGGTGGCGCGTTTGACCGCATGAGCGACTCGACAGGGATGGCCTTTGGCAAGTCGTGGTGTAAAGACCCCGAGGGAGTGATCTACTTCTTTGGCTCCAAGGGCGGCGTGTATCGCATGACCCCAGGGCAACCCCCGCAGTACCTATCGGACTCGAGGGACGGTCAAGACGTTAGCATCCAGAACCGGCTAAAAGACCTCGACATGAGCCGGTATCGCATCGAGTTGTCTTGGGACTTTGAGCGGCAAGAGTTGGGAGTCACTCAAATACCATACGCTGAGAATGAGACGGGAATCCCCCTATCGTGGCGCTGGTCTTCAAAGACGAATGCGTGGTGGGAGGATGACCTTGGCGCGGCTGGACTGATGCCGTACTCCATCTGGAGCGCAGACGGCGACCTTCCCGGCGACCGGCGACTGATCTACGGGTGCCAAGATGGATACCTCCGCGAGGTGGACTCTGCCGCCAATGGCGATGATGGCACCGCTATTGACGCGTATGTCACTATCGGGCCAGTTGCTTCCCCTGAAGACGTAGAGGTAATGCTCAACCGCCTGAAGGGGTTCCTTGCCCGCGAGCAGTCTGGGTGTACTTACGAAGTCTACGTCTCGGATGACCCCTCGACCCTCGGGCAAGTGGTGGCGAAAGGGAGCTTGAAGCCAGGGCAGAACCCAAGACTTCCTGTCCGTAAACGGGGCGCGTTCCTGTGGCTGCGACTTCGCAACACAAAGCTGAATGAGCGGTATGCCATAGAGTCTCTCTCTGGCGATGTGACAGCAATGGGCCAGCGGAGAGTGCGATGAGCGGATACAAGTCTAAAGCCCGAGGGATGCGAGCCCAGGCCCGCCTTGTAGACCCTACACGCATCCGTAGAGCTGGGCGCTCGGCAGTTACGCTGAAGCGATCTGAGCTTCAGACGGACACCGAGACATTAGGTCTAGTATCCAAGGCCCAACAAGAACAAAATGAAACACGGCTATCAGCCATAGAAGCGGCCCTCAAGGCTGCGGGATTGATTTAGACAATGGGATTTCTCAAGAACATGCTAGACGGTGGGCAAGGTGAGGCCCAGAAGAAGAACGAGGCTAACGCCGCGTGGCTCAAGGGGATGCTCGGGACGCAGCACGCCAAGGGACAAGGGTACATGCAGTCAGGCATGCAGGCCCTCGATACAGGGTACGCGGCCCAAAAGGCGATGACCGCCAAGTACGGTGAGCAGGCCACGAACCAGATCCTTGCCCAGCAGAAAGCCACGACCGCGGCCAACACGCAGGGCTTGGTAGGCAAGGGGCTCTACAACACCAGCGTTGGCGCGAACATGGCCGCTCAGACGCAGAGCGTAGCGAGCAACTCGCTGAGTTCTCTGGCCGAGAACCTGGGCTTGATGCAGTCCAACATCGAAGGTCAGTACGCAGCGCAGAAGCAGCAGGGCTTTCAGTCGCTTGCCAACTACGCAATGAG